AGTGTTGGATTTTTCGCTAGGAATTCCTAAGCGACTATTTTCAATCAGCCTTTTATTTCTTTCCAACGCTTCTTTGGCGCGCTTAATATTTTTTTTATTCATTACTGACCCAACGCAATCTGCGCGCAAAGATCCTGCACCTGCAAGAGCGAGTTCTCTAGTCCGTTCTTCACAATCTGCTTACGGCGCGTTGTAAGATCAAGGGCGCAAATTTCCCCGTAGATCGCCAAACGAACGCGAGCCTGAATAGCCTTAACCATTTGCTCAACAATTTCCTGACCTTCGGGAGTATCAAGCACAAGTTTTGTGCCGTCAATTTTCCAATGATTTTCCTTGCACATAAACTTAGCCATTCAGGGCCTCCTCAATAAAGAATACGAGTTGTAACAATGCCCCGCCTAGTACGGGTATGCCGATTAAAAGTAGCGCGATCATTTATGCACCTGCCTTGCGAATAGCCGAACCCGCATAAGCAATCCAATTAGAATTATTGGTAAGTCCAAGCAGAGTTTCAGATATTTTGAATTGCAACTCTCCTTCGTACTCACCTGACGATTCCCAAGTATCAACAACATTTTTTAGATGCTTGAGATTTTCTAAGTCACTTTCAAACTTGCGAATAATGACTCCAAGATCAAATGAAATATCCTCAATAACTTCTTTGCGCGTTGCCATTTATGCAACCGCCATTTCTTTAACGGCTTGCTTAACTGCATTGTTGAATTGGCGTGTTGAACATTCTGAGTAATCAAAACCAATTTCTTCATCAATGTAGTCTTGAACTTTCTTTGCTTCTTCAACAGAAACATTAAGAAGTTCAGCAATGTTCTTTGTGTAGATGTTCATTTCTTGCCTCCAGTTTTATCGGGGTCGTTTGCCCTGACAAGAAGAACAATACGCCTGAGTCAAGCAGATTGGAAGAATATTTGGCAGATTTCTTGGATTGTTACCAAATCGTTATAATCGAACAGATGTTCTAAAGGCAATCGAAACCTTCGCTAATTTCGATATCCACGCCCGGCGTATCCGAGTATTCCTTGCTGGCGATTATCTTAATTACCTGTGAGTCATCTGCGAACGCCACGCCCGTTAGCCCGTCATTGACTCCTCGGATGTATTTGTCCAGATCGGGAGCTACCGTTGGGTAGTCACGCTTAACCGACTTGGGGCGCTTGACTCGAAATCTCATAGTTATCGCAATCGGGTCGAGGATTGGTGTGCAACCGGCTAATTTAGCGGCAGAGGCTATATCTGCCCGCCACGCGGCTAGTTCTACCGCCTTGTTGTGGATCATCCTTCCATGCCCAATATGGCGCATAGAGCCTTGCTGAATCGGTGTGCCTTCCACCGAAAACTTAATCACCCTTCAATACTGAGTGTTTCGTAATCGGCAAAAAATCGGACTGTGGTGCGACCTGTTTGCTCTTGTAGATGTAGCTCGCGCCCAAAGCGATAAACCTCAATGTCGGTTACCATGAGGTGCTGACCGGCAAAATAAATTACATCGCCAAGGCTTACATCGCTTGCTTTGCGTACTCGAAGAGTTTTCATAAATCCCCCTGATCTTGTAACTCTTACAGAAAATGGTGGCACAGATTACTTACTGGTGCAAATCGCTCAAACGCCCCAAAAGCGCCCTTACCGAATCGGGCATAGGAGCGCCCTGTGGCTGATCTTCTGAGGAGAATCTAGGCGGTGTAGCGGTTGGAGTGGTTACAAGCCTCTGAGAGCCGTTTGTGGGCGTTCTAGGGGGTAACGGTTCGTCTGCCCATGACCCACGATTCAGCCAAGTTGCCGGATGAGCCGTAAATTCAGCAGTTCGGTTTGGATCTGCCGCGTAGCGTTTAGCTCCTTCAAGGATTTCTTCAAAGGAAGCCACCTTCAACGCCCGCGTGTAAGCGCGTTCGGCATCCCGCTTTCCAACCTTTCTTGGGTAGGCAGACCAAAAATCATCAAACTTGTTTGATGAAGTCTTTTTTATCTCTGTATCTGTAATCTGTATTCTGTTATCTGGCTGCGTTTTTTCTGCGTTTCTCTGAAAATTGTTTTTGCTTAAATTGCAAACCGCGTGAGCAGGTTTTACATTTTCTAGGGTAGTCGGGCCACCAGCAGTTACAGGAATTACATGGTCTAGATGTAAACCTTTTCTCCAACCGGGTTCTTTGCTATGTCTTGGAGCATCAAGATTTATCGGCTCTCCGCAGATATGGCAATCAGTTCCCCATTTTTCTAAAACCTCTTGTTCTGTAAATGGGATCAAACCTTCTTGAATAATTTTGTAGCGTAACCCCCTATTTCGAGATAATTGTTTTTTTCTCTCAACCTCGGCTTTAGGGGTTTGGTACTCGGTGTAATTGACGATTTGATAACCGCCTTCGACCTCTTCCCAAATGCCAGCCTCAACTAGCTCCTCAGGATCACCCATTCGCTTGACGATGACCTCGTTTAGTAGTCCATCGGTGAGGTACTTGCCTGAGTAGCACAAGCCTTCAATGTAAAGCCTAAAAGCTGCATCACTTAACGGCAAGATTTTAGGGTTGGTGGGAAATCCGTCATCTAGTTTAATCCAAGTCATTTGCTACCTCCATAAGCCGATTGACCAACCAACTTACCACCGGCACGGCTACCGCGTTTCCCATCTGCTTATAGCGATTAGTGTCGGCTTGCCCTTCTGTCCAGTTGTCAGGGAAACCTTGCAAACGCTCGCACTCAACTGGAGTTAATCGTCTAACCGTTTGGCTTTCGTTCATCAATGGCATATTGCCCCCACCTGTTCCCATTCTTGCCTGAAGCGTGTTGATAACATCTCCTTGAATACGAATGTCATCTACACGATTGCCATAAAAAATTAAAACCGTAGCTCGGCTATCGCCCGTGTTGTCCATAACATTCAAAGTAGTTGCTACCCCCCCCGCGATCCAAGTTTCGTAGTCGGTATCACTCTGCGCTCTCTTGCTTTTTACAAACCACATCATGCCCCCCAGAAATAAAATCATTTGCTGAAATTGCCTTACCGCATTGTGGGCAGAAGCCCATCTGATTACCCCAATTCATTATTCACCCCCTTCGTAAATAAAAGTATCGTGTGCGCGTTCTCTAGATAAGGTTGGGCTTGCACCGCCCTGTGGGAATGACTCTAATTCAAAGTTTCCGATTCGTTTGCCAATATCTCTAACGCTCTCTGCAGTTGATCGGGCAGTACCTTTCCCCGGCGATTTGCTCGCCTCAAGATACCCTGCGCGGCCTTCGCCGATAGCGAGTATTTGTGCAGGTGTTCGCCCGTCATCTCCAAGACATCCGACAATGAAGATTCTTCTACGGCGTTGGGGTACTCCAAAGTATTGAGCGTCAAGAATCCGATACGCGACCCCATACCCGAGTTCAGCCAGCGCCCCGAGGATGATACCCAAATCTCTTCCTCCGTTAGATGACAATAATCCGGGGACATTTTCAAGGATGAACCACTTCGCTTTTGTTTCGTCAAGGAGTCTGACCACTTCAAAGAATAATCCTGAGCGTTCGCCAGCAAGTCCTCTACGCTTTCCTGCGACTGAGAGATCTTGGCAGGGGAATCCACCGACAATAATTCCATCTGAGTGAAATCCGAGTTCAAAGAGTTGTTTTCCTGTGACACTTTTTACATCCTCCAAATGAGTAGTTGTTGGAAATTGCTTTTCTAAAACTTTTCTAGCGTGTTTATCAATTTCAACTGATGCTACAACCTCTGCCCCCACCTGCGTTAAAGCAAGGTCAAATCCACCAACACCAGCAAATAAAGATACGGCTTTCACTTTTTCTCCTTTAAAAATCCAACGGCTTTATCAAAAGCAAACTTAATCCACATGGCCGCAGTACCTTCCTCGGGTTCTTTGGTAAGAACCATGAAATCCCTAGCCTCCTCTAGATCGCCAGCGACCTCAGACCTGATGCGATCTTCAATGCTTTTCTCGTAATCCTCTAATCGCTTGATAAGATCGTAGTGATTGAGATGGCACTTTCTAAGATCAGGTTCTAGACAGAATGATTCGTGAACTGTAATAAAAGCGGTTTCCGCTTCTTGCAAGATAGTTTTCATGCGACCCCCTTAACGGCTTGGTTAAGGGTAAGCCCAAACTTATTAAGATCACGGCGAACGGGATTCATCTCTGGATCGGCGAGTCGCTCATTGCGAATCTTCATGCGCTCTCTGCGAGTAAAGCCGCCCCAAATTCCGTACTCTTCTTCCATGCCAGCCTCTAGGCAATCCA